TAACTGAAATATGACTTTACAGTTAGGAGAGTGCTATGGGAGATAACTAGATAGCTAGGGCGCTCAGTTTCCACACAACTGCAAACAAAGGATTGCAGAGCTGAGCGTCTTATGGTGTCTAGCACACCAAAACTAAAAAACAGTTAGGAGAAACTATGACCGATAATTTTGTGTCAGTAGATTCAATTTATTTTGGGAGCTTAGAAAATGTTCCTGATATTTATAAAGTTGAACTAGATGACAAAATTTTAGGGAGAAGTAAATACAAAGTCTGCTCTATGTGTGGTCGCAGGTGGTATAAAGGGCATTTAATGTTGCGTTTGAAAAAAAGGCAATTTAATTTATATTGCCCTGAAACAAAATACCATATACAAACGCCTGAACAATACAGAGAGTTAATCTTGCAATATGATTTAGAGGACTTTGGTAAAGACTTTAAGTCAAATAAATCGAGTATTGATATTCGAGTTACAGGCTGGAAGTCTAGACAAGCTAGGTTAGAGCGTATGAAAATGAATTACGCAGATAATTCAGAAGTGGTTGTCGATAATGGTAAAATACTGTTACCAAAAGACCACCCTGACTATGAGCGTGTCAAAAACAGCTTCATAGAAAATAATAAAAATATTGCAGGGAAGCAGGTTGATGAGCTTGAAATTGAAAAGAAAAAATTGATTGATAAAGCTAACCAAATTGCTATCCAACAAAACCAAATCAAAAAAGATTTGGAAAATGACATAAAGGAATTAGACAATGACGATGAAGTTTAACAAGTATGGTTGGGGAACAGAAAAACCCAAATGTTATTCTAATCACGACTGGACTAATTTATATGTCGTAAGAAATAACAGTGGAAATAAAACCAATGATGTTTATTGCCCTATGTGTAAAAGGGAATGGACAGTAGTTGGAAATTTAAATCCGCAGAAAGCAGGGAAGTAATATGGAATATTTAGATGCGTCTGGAGATGACATATTTAATACTTTAGATATATTAGTAATAATTGGAAATATATTATTCTGGTTTATTTTTTATAAAGTAGTTATGAAAAAAACTATTAATTATGAAAAAGAATTATCTGATACAAATATTAAATATATTAAAGGAAGTGATTTATTAAAACAATTAAATGACTTCGAATCCAAACTTAATAAATAGAGCTAGAGCTAGGTCGCAGGGTTTTTACCCTTTGTTTACCCTCGTGCCTAGCTCGAGCTAATTGATATACAAAAACTGAAATCCACGACAGTTGCTGAAAGTGTTGATTGGCTCGAGTTAGGCATAGTGCTTAACACAAAAAATCGAATAAGGAAAGTGAGGTAGAGCGTGAGCGATACTAATTTCAATGAATTAAAGTGGTTTGATGATTTAGGTAAAACATCTGAATTAAGCGAAGCACGATTAACTCATAAACTTATCTCTATTCCCATGACTTTGGAAATTGAAATTCCAAAAGATAAGGTCGGAGATGAAACATATATTCGAAATTTAACTAATGAAATTCTTGACTTAGAGAATGGCGCTAAAGTAGAAAACTATTTTAATGTCAGTTTCGATTTTAAGAAAAAAGTTAGTTATAAATATTACAACAAAAAGCAAGTAAAAGGAGAAAACAATGACAGCTAATGTTGAAACAATGTTTAGTGCTTTGGAAACACCATGGCATAAGCTAGGCGTTGTAACAGATGATGTCCTAACTGCTTCAGATGCCTTAAAGGTAGCTGAGCTTGATTGGGAAGTTGAACTAAAAGATATGTTCACTAAAAACAGCAAGACCGATAGATACTCTCTCGTTCTTGATGAAGTCCCCGACAAGTTTGCAGTTGTAAGAAGTAGCGATAGCAAGTGCTTCGGTGTAGTTGGAAACAGATATACACCTGTGCAAAATGTTGACGCCTTTACATTTATGGACAACTTAGTAGATAGTGGAGAAGCAAAATACGAAACTGCTGGAAGTCTGAATG